GGTCCTGAATTTGCAGGAATATCCAGACTAGCCGTAACAGGTACATAACAGTTTACCTGGCGTTGAGTGTTGTTCGGGCCGGCATACGACAGCCTTAACCCAAGAGGCGCGACTGTAATATTACGTCCGTTTATATTGACGTAGGCTTCCATGGCAGCGTTATAACTATCACTTTCATTCCATACGACAAATGTCGGTACAGCGATAGTGACATCATATGGAACACCACCCGCCCAGGTAACCTGTCGATAGAAATCCTGTTGTTTGCCAGGATCCCCCCGATACCTGCCACCCGGGAACGAGAACATATTAACGACATCGCCTACGATTTTATTCGCATAAACGGTGCCCTTGAAGTCTCCATCTGTAGCGTAAACCGTACCCCGGAACTCTCCGTTGGTGGCATAAATCGTCCCACGAACCGTCACGCCATTAAACGTGGCATACCCGGATTTATTGATATGCCAGCCGACATTACCGGTCCCGTCCCAGTTGCTGGACTGGATATAATTCCCGATTTTGCCGTTGTCGATAGAACCGTCCTGGATGAACACCGAGCGCAAAAACATCTGCCCGCCGGTCGCCGCAAACACCAGTTCCTGCCCGTTCGTCGTCGGGTTATAAACCGCGAAGGTATCGGCAGAAATCAGGAAGTTTGAGGCCCCTGTACCGTCAATGCCCAGCTGGATACCCGCGATGCGTTTAACACCGTTTGCCTCCACCTGGACTTTTACGCCCCACTGCGCGCTCAGCTTACCGTTGATATCAGCAACCGCCTCGCTGGTTGTCTGCACTGCTGCGTTGGTATCGCCAATTTCAGCCTTTACCTCCTGAATGCTGCTAGCCGTGGCGCTCTTCAGGTCTGCTGCAGCTTTGTCGATGCGCGTAATGGCGGCGGCGTTGGTCTGGCCGTTCTGCTCAACCGTGGCCTTAAGCGTCGTGACCTGCTCCGCCACAGCGCTTGTGGCATCCGCGGCTGTCTTCCGGGTCTCAGTGATCTCGGCCATCGTTTTCGTTTCGCTAACGGCAAACGTGACGCGCTGATCAGAGAAAGCCATGAAGTTGGCGAGGGCATTGGTGACGTTGCCGGCAATACCCGCATCCCGGCTGGCCGTGTTGCCGTCCACATCCACTTTCAGGCTGTCGATACGACGCCCCAGCGCGCTGTCACCATCCGTACGGGCCGTGGTTTCCGTGCTGATGTCAGCCGTATTCTGGTCTGTTGTGGCTTTAACAGCAGCCAGCGCTGTAGTCTGCGCCTTGTTGTTATCAGCGACGGCTTTATCGATGCGCGTGATATCGCCGGTATTTTTCCCGACGGTGGTCTGCAGGCCAGACAGCGTAGTAGCCTGCGCTTCCTGCTCAGTCGTCAGCGTTGCCAGCTCCTGCGTCACGCTGGCTTTGTTGGCGTTAACGGTCGCTTCCAGCGCCGTCCGGGCTGTCACTTCCGCTTCCTGCGCCGTGATGCGCGCCTGGCGTTCGGTGTAGAGCAAGCCCGAGGCCAGCTTCGACGGGTCATCACCGGTATAACCGCCCCGGATCTGCGCTGCCAGCGTCTCGCGCGCTGTGGCTTCCGCCTGGTCGCCCTGGACACGGGCGGTCGTTTCCGCCTGCAGTGCCGCCATACCTGCCCCGGGAGTAGGCCGTCCGAGCGCAACCCAGTCAATCAGGAAATAATTCGTCGCGTCCTGCTTAGTGGACAGATCCAGCCTGAACTGATTCATCGTGGTTTCAGTCAGCCAGGGGATATTGTCGAACTCCAGCGTGGCGATCCCGTTCGCGTCATAAGCAGGCTCGGCGACGGTGACCATATTGGTGTCGTTGAAGCCACCGGTACCCCGCCACCGCAGCTGCCCAGCCCAGCCCGGTGCCCCGAACTTCCTGATACGCAATTTAACGAAGCGATAGGACGACGAGTTAATACCCAGTGAACCGGGAGACTGCACCCATGGATCGGTGGCATGGTTCGCCGGGCGGATCCACCCGTCAACAATCGTCGGGGTCCCGTTCCCGGACCAGCCCTCTACCGTCGAATCGAAGTACCAGATTTTTGCCGGGTCGAACTGCGAACCGGTGCCAGCAGAAATCTGCCCAATCTGCTGCGCCAGTGACTCGGTGGTAGTCTGGATCGTCTGATTGACGTTACTGATATCCGCGACGCGCGCGTTCTTCTCGGTCAACAACGCCTGGCCCTGAGCCGTTGCCTGATCGGAGATCGCTTTCTTGCGGTCCGTGACCTCCTGCGCCAGCCCTGCTTTGGTCGCCGCCGACTCTGTTGAGACTTTGCTGATGTCATCGTGGGCAGACTGAATATCGTCGCTGAGATCGGCGATATCCGCGGTGAGTTCCTTATACGCGTCTGTCTGTTTGATCTGGTTGTCGATATCCACCAGGTAATCGGCGGCAACCGAGCTGCTGCTGCCCTGAATGAAGTCAGTCCATGCCGACTGATTCCCGGAGCGATCAACAAGCCGCGCCCGGTACCAGAACCCTACCCCGGCTTTCAGGCCCAGCTGCTGATACATGTGCTGCGGATAAGGCACATCTGTAAGCAACATCGCATTCGTGCCGGCGGCGTCCGTGGAATACTGAATCTCGGTCTGCAACGTATCCGCTGTATCTGCAGGAAAATCCCAGTCCAGCTGCACGCCCCATAATAATGGCGTCGTCCGAAAGTTGATGGGCACCGGCGGCGCGCCAACCTTCCCTTTTAACGTTACTTCAAGGGAGGTGGCCCACTTCGAAGAAATTTCAGCGGCATTAATGGCACGGACGCGCACCAGATAACGCCCGGCATAAATGGCGGCCACCTCAAACGAGGTGGTGGAGCTGCGAGGTACGTTTATCCAATTCCCATCATTGCGGCGCCACTGAGCCTCATAGGCAATGGCGTTCGGTGCCGGGTCCCAGCTGGCGCGCATGGTTTCGATGCTGATGCCCTGATTCACCATCGAGTAGGAGCTGATAATTATATTTCCCGGCGCGAACTGATTGCCGGGAGGGATCACGCTTACCGGACGCTGGTCAATGATGGCACCAGTATCGATGCGGGCATACTTATCCGGATCGTGAGCCGCGCCGGTAACAGTAAACGTTCCGTCGTTATTGTCGCTGATGCTGATCACCCGGTACTGCTGGGCATACAGTTCATCGGACTCCGCCACCCAGACGCTTTCTGCCTGCGGTGTTTCGCTGTAGGCAGTGCTGACCGTTACTGCTCTTCCGTTCACTGCCTGGATTGTACGAGCCTGAGATGCACCGGACGGAAGGTTGAGAATAAGACGGTGACCTGCCTTCGCATCCGGCGCGCGGTCCAGGGTGATCACCCGGCCATTCACCGCGCTGATACGCCCGCCAGTGACCTTACCGGAAAGCATTTCATCGGCCACAGCTATGATGTATCCGGGTTGAGGGATGTTGCCATCCAGACCAACGTCAAACGATACGACGCGATCCTTGTTGTTGGTGAGAATGCCCCAGCGGCCCTTACGGTTCGCCTCAGACTGGCGGGTACAGCCGATGGCTGTCATTTCCAGCTGGTTAAATCCGTAGCGCGCCACCAGGGCCTGCTCAAATACCGGCTCCATAGCATCAGCATATGCGTTCGCAGGATCTGACCAGGACACCAGCGCCGTGGTATAGCGCGTTTTGGTGGTGCTGCTGGAGTAGGTAAAGCGGCCATCAATCACGTTAGCTCGGGTGTAACTGTAATCCACATCCCGCGGCATATCCGCCAGGGCAACAATCTGATCGCCGCCCCAGTAAGTCATGCCCCGGAAGATGGCCGCAAAGTCACGGAGAACGGTGTAGGCGTCGTTCCGGTCCTGAATGTATACGTTGCAGATATAACGCGGCTCAGTACCGCTGCCGCCCTTCCCGTCCGGCACCATCTGATCGCAATACTGGGCCACCTGGTACAGCGTCCATTTGTCGATATTCGCCGCGGTGAGTCGGTGACCCAAGCCGAACCGGTCGGAAACCACCAGATCGTAAAAAATCCACGCTGGGTTGTCAGTCCACGCCCACTTAAACGCACCAGTCCAGGTGCCAGTGTAGGTGCGGGTTTCCGGGTTGTAGGTGTCAGGTACGCGGATCACACGCCCGCGCGGCTCACAGGAGATCTGCGGGATAGACCCGTTAAACTGGCTTGAATCGAATTCGATATACAGCAGGGCTGTGTTCGGGTAGCGCAGCTTGGCGTCGATCACTTCAGTGAAGCTCTGAAGGGTCATCGTGTCGCCGATCTTCGCGCTGTTTGCATCAGCGGTCAGCTTGCGCAGGCGAATAGTCCAGGTGCTGCCCGCCTGAGGCAGATCGATACGGTGGCTGCGCTCATAGCCGGATGTGGTTTTACCGGTCACGCTGGTATTCAGCACCGTCTGCCAGGCTCCGCCGTCGGTCTGCAGGTCAATCGCATAGTTAACAGAGTTACCGACCAGATCGCCGTCGTTCTCCTGTTTGAACAGCGAGGGCCATTTCAAGCGCAGACGTACCGCTGAGAGCTGGGTATTGGTAAACGTGCGCGTCCAGGCGGTGGCGCTTGATACTTCGGTCCCTACGGTAATTTCGTTTTCAGTCCCGGGTATGCCCTGAATGTATTTTTGCGCCTGGGTACCAGGACGAAACTCCCAGGTCACACCGCTGAAGTTTTGCGATCCGTCTGCGTTCTCTAATGCCGTGCCATCCAGATAAATATTTTTGCCGGTGAGCTGGCCTGAAAACTCCCCTTCTCCCAGCGCTATCAGGATTTTGGCCTTTGCTACGGACTGCAGATCGTCTGGTTGCTCGGTGGGGGTACGGGAACTCGAGCCGCCGCCCTTGCGGCCCCTGATCGCGGTTGCGTTTACCATATTGTGCCCATAAAAAAAGCCACCCTGAGGTGGCCTGAATGAAAGGATTATTTTTACTGCTGATCTTCGACGTAAATGCCTGCGGAGATGATCGCGCCGCCGATGCGCCGACGTCCGTAAAGCAGGGGAACCGGATAACCCTGTGCTGCGGTGTTCGTTACGCCGCCGAACGCATATGAGGCCCGGTTATCGGCATCCTGCTTACTGGCCAACCCTGTAGGCTGAGGAGATAGCATCTGTACCACGCCGCCTACCATCATTGCACCCCCGGCCATCATTAAGTTTACACCCCAGGTTTGGGCGAACCCGAAAGTTGCAATAGCCCCGACTGCCACAATAACAGCACCTAATATCGTTTGAAGCAGCCCAGCTTTTTTACTTCCAATGATTACAGGTACAATTCTGATCACTTCGCCGGTGACAGGAAATCCTAAATCATCTACGCCAATGTTTTTCTTCCCTTTAAAAACAGCAAAAGTTAACCCACGGCGCTGACTATTTATCATATAACTTTCAAACCCGGGAATCGTTTTCGCTAGGGCCGTCCCTGCTTCCGATACTTTACTGATTAGCCGTCGGTGAGTTTTTCCAAATATTTTCCCCGGCGCACCACCAAGCTCAATTTGCGTCATTACTTCAGCCATTTTAACCGCTCAAAAATAAAAAACCCCGCCGGAGCGAGGTAGTAAAAACATTTCTTTCAATCAAAAAGCTGTGGGGTAAATACCAAAATCACCATTAGTTCCGTACCCAACCCTAAACATCAATACATCGCCTTCTGTCACCCTACCTGACTGCTCGCTCATGCCTCCGCCACACATACCTTTGGGCCAAGCGCTAAAGATATGATCTCCAATTTTTGGATAGACCGTTACCTTTTGAGCCGTGTCTAAGTCGGCGACCTCCTTTCCATCAACATACACTCGGGTCATGCATGCGCTGCCCATAAAACCAGAGTCCCGTTTGATTATTACCTTTCCAGACCCTTCTTTTTTAACTAACAGTGTATTGTTGATAACCTGTTTTGCTGGAACATCTTGTGCTTGCTCATTTGTTACCGGCTTAGTCGCACACCCAGCAACCATTAATATGGAGGCTACAACTAATATTCTTTTCATATCCCTATCCCCTTTCGTTTTCCGAAAGACTAGCATAGAGATTTGTAGCGTAGAACCTTCATCGTTCTGTCCTGCCAGTATCCACCATACGGTACTCGCTGGCTCAGGTGTCCATAAAGATGGTGCAATAGCATATTACCTTCCAGCAGAATCCCCGCGTGATTCCACTTATTGGCCTGTACCTGCATGATCACCATATCGCCAGGCTGCGGCGCGCCGTCGAACTCACGGAACCCGCATTCGTACCAGCATTCCTGATAGAAATTATCCGGGTACTCGTTTTCCCACCAGGGATAATCTACCCGGTAGTCATGCAGCTCGATCCCGTGCGTCTGCCGGAAATAACTCATCACCAGGCCCCAGCAGTCGTACACACCCAGGACGAAAGGCCGCTCGATGAGTGGGATCTCTCCCCGGGGCAAGATGGTCCGTAAGTCACCTTCCGGCCAGCTGACGATGTGCCAGGGTAGCCCGTTGAGGTCACACTGGGCTTTGTCCATTTCACTCGGCTGGGTGGTTGCATCGGGGTGGCTGTGTACGATAGCGGTCACCGGGCCCCATTCTTCGGCGGCGACGTAGTCCTCGGGGCAAAGGACAAAGTTGTCCTCTGGAGTAGAGGCCAGATTGCGGCAGGGGAAATACCGCTCTACCCGGCTCTTCTGCGCGACCACGCCGCAGCACTCGCGCGGATACTCCTGCGCAGCGTGCGCCATGATAGCCGTGACGATCTTTTTACGCATGCTAACTCCTGATCAATGACGTACCCGGGAACCCACCGAATGAGAGTTCGTTATTTTCTCCGAACCGAAGTTTGCAGGCAGACAGAGTGCCGTTGCATTCGTCCAGAGAAGGATCACTGACCGGATTGTTGTTTTTGTCGAAATAGCGCGTTCCAGCGTAATCGCAGCCATCACCGGTGCGGTATTTGTTGCGAATGCACCAGGTGCACAGGGAATGAAGTTGCCGCGTCGGGATCATCAGGCCCTGCAGATCCATCGGACTGGAAAGCGTGAACTCAACCACCTCATTGGTTTCACTGCTCTTTGCATCGATATAGAAAACCTTCAGCTTTTCCTGTGTCGGATCGGCTGTTGGATTGCCGCCGGTGAAGTTTTTTGCATCCAGGTAATGCGCCAGTGTGTCATGAATCGTCACCTTCGCCTGCAACAAATCGTCGTATGCCAGGCACAGCGCGGTGACAGAGCTGTCCAGATTAGCGATGGACAGCTTAGGCTTGGCGTTGCCACCACTTGTGGACGCTTCTATACCGGAAATCTGGCAGGGCCAGGCTTTATATTCCTGACCCTGCCACCAGATGGATTTGGCGGTTAGCCTGGTCTCATCCCCACCCGCCGCCTCAATTTCCGCTGGCGTGTGGGCAATATTGTGAGCGTGAAAACGCATAACATCTGAGACGCCAAACCCGGTACCGTCGACTTCAAAAAGACGGACTTCATTACCGGGTTCCAGCTTCTGATAATCGTTATTAAGACTCATGGTGCAAAGGCCTGTTCAAATGTGGCTGAAATGTACATTACGGTTTTTCCCTTCACCACTTTCTGCAGGCTGTCAGCTTCAACACGCCACAGCGCCAGCTCTCCGAACGGAGGCTGAAAAGAAAATGACTTCGTCTTGTGCCGCCTGAGAAAAGCGTAAATCTGCAGTCCTTTATCCGGTCTGCCGGTAAAGGAATATTCATAGGTTAACGTCTCGTCATTGATTCCCGATCCGCTGACCTGCGTGTACCCGTCACCAAACTGGGCTTTCCGGATGTTGTCATTGCTTTTCGTGGTTGGCTGACTGGCCGACTGAATGGGCCAGGGGAATGTCTCGATAGCCATTAGCGCCTCCCGTTGTTCAGATTCCAGATGATTCCGCCAGGTTCGCTTTCCCGGGCGATCCCCTCCCGGATAGATCGGTCAACCACCTGCTGGTAGGCCCTGCCAGCTGCGTCACTACTCGCCTGACTTGACGACGAACTCTGTTGAGAAGGGGTAACCGTGACGGGAGCATAAACACTCACCCCCAGAGGCCTGGCGATGCCCTTACCACCTCCCACAAGGCCACCACTGGCATATCCCCGCATCAGGCTATACAGGTTTCCGACGCCGATCCGGCTGGTCGCCTCTTTGGTGAAGACAAATTCCCCCCGGTGGACAATACCGGCCGGGTCGTTTTTGCCGCCATAACCCGTAAACCCGCCAGTGGCAAAACCAAGAGCTGTAGAGGCAGAGTCAACCACCCCGACCATGGCCTGCTTCACGAGGATCTGCGCCATCATCGACAGAATGGATTTTGTGAAATCTGACCATTTTCCTTTACCGGTCGTAAGCATGTCGGCCATGCTCTGTCCGATTCCGTCAAACGTGGCGGCGGCCAGCGATTTCACCTGCCCGTAGGCATCGTCAGCAGAATCAACATAGTCAGCCCAGGCCGTTTTGGCGCCAGCCTGCCAGTTCTGGCGGAGGGCGTCCTGTTCACCATAATAATTCCTGAGCGCGTTCAGTTCGTTCTGGTACTGCTGATCCCCTTCATTTCCCCCGGCATTTTTCCAGCCCTGCAGCAGCTGTGCTTCCTCAAGGCGACGCTGGGTCTGGCGGCTGCTCATACCCGCACTCTCTGCCAGAGCCCGTGTTTTCTCACTCATCTGAGTGACATATTTCTGCGAGGTATCCTGCAGGCGATTGAGGCGCTCCTGGGTAACAATCTGATCCCCGAGCCTTGCATTGATTTCCGCCTGGGCGAGCACCTTGTCCTTGCTGGCGAGAAGGGATTTTTCATCATCTGTTAAGTTGCGGGTTTTGGCGGCCTGCTCAAGAACCGTAAATCTGGCCTGCTCTTTCCATAGTTGCTGGCGCTGCTGGCTGATTTTGTCGTTGATTACAGAGTGCTGGCGTAATACCTCCAGCTGGGTTTGCAACTCGAGGGTCTGAGCGCTGGTATTGTCGGTAAGTTTCGTTCCGTCCGGCGTCCTGGTTTTTGTCGGCTTCTTAAGCGAGTCTTCATATTCCTTTTTCGCCGCGGCCAGATTGATGTTGTAATCAGCCTGGAGGATCCGCCCCTCTTTTAACGCTTTATTCAGTTCGCTCTGGCGATCGGTGTACTTCTCCAGCGCCGTCTGCGTTTTGCTATAATTCGCCTGGGCCTGTTGTGCGTACTTGAGGCGATCGGATTCCAGCCCTGCCTCACGACTGGCGTTTTCCTGAGCGAGTTGAGAATTGCGGGCCTGTTGCTGAGCCATGTCCAGCGCCTGGCGGGCAGTCTCACGGTCATTCCAGAAGCGGGCACGCGCGTCATCGTTGACATAACGATCACCCTTACGCAAATTCCAGATTTCATCCGCCCGCTTAAAGGCCACCTCTGCCTTACTCAGCATTTCCTGAGAGGTATCCGGCCTGCCTATATCCAGTGCCGCATCCCACATGGATTTGAATGCTTTTTTAAGGGAATCTGCGGCGGATTCAATCGTGCCCATGTTGTCGCGGATGCTGGCAGTCTGCTTGTTGAACCCGGTGGTTGCTGCTTCGTTTGCTGCCTGCAGTGCTCCTGCTTCATTCCCTGCGCGCTGCAGAGCGGCAACATATGCAACCTGCTCAGCCGTGACATTGTGAAACTGCTGCGCCATCGCCAGCAGCCCTGACGCCGGATCATTGACCATGCGCCCAAATGCTTCAGCAACCTTATCGACCGGCAGACCGGATGCATCCGTGAATTTCGCAACCGAGATCGCGAGCTCTTCGAAGTTAGCACCCGCGCGAACGCCTGCAGTAACAAGCGCGGTCAGCGCCTGACTGGTCTGGTTAAATGTAAGACCCGCTTTCTCTCCGGCAGCTGCAATGGTCTGCATGCGAACAGCTGTGAGACCAGCAGTATTACCGGTCAATGTCAGCGTTTTATTAAATTCAGAGAGCGTGCTCGATCCCTGATAATACGAATACATCAGCGCTGCGGTGCCAGCGGCGAGTGCCCCGACTCCGATCATCGTAGGTGAGATCGTTCCCAGCAAAGCACTGAACATAGGCCGGAGACCACCAAACTGGTCCTTAATTTGTCCGCCCTGCTGGAGCATGATGAGCCAGGGGCTTTGCCCGCCAGCCAGCTGCGTCGCGATGTCAGTAAACTGCGCCGGCAGGGTTCGCATCGCGGCACTGTACTGGCCTACAGAAATCCCGGCTCGCTTTGCGGCCAGCTCCTGCTTCGAAAATGCCTGCTGAACCTGCAAGGCTGCATCGTTGGCCGCTTTACCCGTCCCCTTCAGCTGCTTATTAACGTAATTCACCTGTTCGGTAAATTTAGCCGAATCAACGTCAAGGTTAACGACCAGATCACCCACTGACTGTGCCATAGCGCACTCCTCCCAGGCTTTCCGCCACAGACATCATTACATCATCATCCATCGGTAAATTTTCCGGCTCAGGCGGGTTCAGGAGGCTGAAATTAAGCGGGGTTAGTTCAGTATCCGGGCACATCAGAGACACAACCAGATGACTGATCCGGCAGAAATGCGCATCCAGCAAATCGTTTTCAAAATACTGCTGCTCATAATAACGTCCCCACTCAGCCAGCTCCGTCGAAGACATGCCGGCAAGCATCGCGCGCCAGTCCGGGCGCCGGAACTCCCGCGCCAGTTTCATCACAAAACTCAGCTCACCGGCTAACGCTTTTCCGCGCTCACTTCCTCTTCCACGGCAGCGTGGCCTGTATTTTCCTCGCCGCTGGCCTGCTCGGGATCCTGAAGCGGGAGCATGTCAGAGAGCTTTTTAACAAACTGTTCCCCGGCACCAATCATTGCGGGCGACCAACCGGATAAAACCTCATAATGCAAAGCATCAACATGCTTTGAGGTATCTCCCTGCCACAGTGACATCGCGATCAGCCGGGCGCCGCGCCGGATATTGCTTGCAACCCGTAACGGAAGATAACCCTCATCTTCTTCGTCTTTTGGCAGGGATTTCTCATCCAGCGCCAGGTATTGCAAATGCTCGATACGTTGCAGCGCGGACAGCTCAAACAACTCAATGGTGTTACCGTTGAAGATAAACGGCTCTGATTTCAGAAAATTCATGGAAAACTCCATTAAAAATGACGGGGCCAGCGCCCCGCCGGTCAGGAAACGGTGACAGTGCAGATCGCAACTTTCAGACCATCGTTCATCATCACGATAATCTGAGCAGAGCCTGCAGCAACACCTGTCACGGTCAGTACGTTACCGCTGGCGGTTACAGTTGCTTTAGCGGGATCAGAAGAGGCAACACGGAAGGTTTTGTCAGTAGCACCGGAAGGTGTAACCGTAACAGTGACTGTGTTTTTGGCACCGATGGCAACCGCCAGGGTCGATTTATCAAGCGTTACGCCGGTGACTGCAACGGCCGGTGTGCGGCTTTCTTCTGCCAGCGATGGCTTGCCATTGTTACTGATCTTCACGCTACGGGTGATGACCTCTTTCGCCGGGATGGTTTTACCAAGGCCACTTATCCAGCCCTTGAAGACATCGATCGTCCCGTTCGGGTATTTAATTTTGTAGGCGCGCACATCGCCGCTATAGAACCAGTCCACCAGAGTTTGCTGTCCTGACTCACCGGGCTTCCAGGCCAGATTGAAACTGGCCTCACCGGCAGATTTCTCGCCCTGAGCTGTGTTAGCCCAGTCTGCATTAGGATCGTCAAGGTAGGTGTCGTCATAGGACTCTGCGGTCAGCTCACCCGGTGACAGGTCTTTGATTTTGGCCGTGCGGATCCAGTCGGTGTCGCTGGTCGGATTGGCATACGGATCGCCTGAACCGGTATAGAGCCAGAACGTTGTGCCTGCCCCTTTAACGGGTTCAAGCGGGCTTGGTGTTGGCATGATTACCTCACATTACGTATGAAATTGAGTATCTGAGATCAGCCGATCCCCACGTCGCCATTTCGTCATCGCGCTGATAGTCATAGCCCTGAGCAGACATGGTTTCGATTAAGGGAGAAAGGCCGGGGAGTGCATTGAGCTGGGGATAGATTTTGCTTTCCATCCAGGTATCGAGCGCGGTATCCGTTTCGCTCGCTTTCAGGAAAACCTCGATATGAAGCGTGGCGCGCCAGATATCTTCGTCGATGGATTCCTCCGTGGACTGCGCGTCAGTGATATAGACGGCGACAGCCGGGAGATCTTCGGACTCAAGTACAGCGGGACGGCCGTCAGACCACGTGACAGGGTCAGTAATGCCCGCTTTCAGGGCATCCAGCACCACCTGGCGGATCAGGGGATGTTTCATTTGGTCAGAATTATCCTCAGTTGATTGCGTAAAGCCGCAGAGAGTTCTTTTGGAAGATCGGTGGCAGTCAGGCGGGTGCTTTCCTGCTTAAAGGCCTCAGTCAGTGGCGCTGCCAGAGGAATGCTCACCACCTCGAGCGGATAGCGGCTTTTCGTCGTTCGCCTCAGGACATGCCAGCGCCCGTTTTTGAGCTGCTGAATGAATCCGCCCGGGAAGCGAAACCGCCCTATGACCAGAACGCTACTGGCGCCAGCCTTGTCACGTTTTCGCCGGGAGAGCCGGACGCTGGCCACGCCCAGCTTGATCGCCGGGAGGTTGCCCCGGTTGACCCGAATGGTGGCCTGCGGTTTGCGTACCGTGGCTTTCTTCAGGCGTGCACGCTGATTGACGAGTTTCCGCTGCACCCGGGTGTCCTTCGCAACCTGGCGGGTGCTGCGGGAGATCGCCCTGGTAGCCACACGGTTTACCGCCTGAGAGGATGCCCGCGGTACGGCGGTTTTGCTGATGCTTTCCAGGTTAGCGATCGCCTGTTCGAGCCCTTTAATGGACATAGAACCTCCATTACTCAATCCAGATCTGTGGCTTACCGTTGAACAGCTGTTTGCGGGTAACGATATAGTTCTGGCCCTTCCAGTGAATGGCATCGCCTTTACGCGGCGACACTGCCAGGGAGAACACCACCAGTGACAGGCCATCTCCCACCAGCGGCCCCATTTCTGCGACAAACTGGCTTTCTACAGCATCAAAACTGACCCCGTTGATCGTGACTTTATCCGCCATCAGATTGACGGTGGCCGCGTCCATACGGGCCACCATCGCGTCGAAGGGGTTAGCCATTGAGCTTAACCAGTACGTCGGCGACGTTCGCACCGGCAGCCTGCCAGGCTTTCCCGGCCGGTGTCGCGCCGGTGGCCTCCAGTTGCACTTTCCCGCTTTTGAAGTACACGGTCTTGCCCTGGGCGATATCATCCGCCGCCAGCTTCGGCAACTGAACGACGCCACTGGTGAGACCCGTACCAGTTTCGCCGACGGCAATATCGGCGATAGCGATCGCCAGAACATCACCCACGGCAACCGGCGTGCCACTGGCGATCACCGCCGACCCCGAGTTGGTCAAATCGATAGTGTGACCATCCTGTACGAAATTCTTCATGAGCTCTCCGTATGGCCCCTGCCGGGGCCATGTTGCAGATATAAAAAAAGCCCTTACGGGCCGGTTCAATGTCGGGGTGATTACTTACCGGATGATTTCGCCAGACCGCGATAATCCAGCGGCGCCACGCCAGCATCAATGCGGACTTTCGTCGCGACGCCGTCAGTGGTAAAGCCTTCCTGCTGATCAATGTACGGGGCATCAATGCCATTGAGATACGCCACTTCGATGGTATCGGTGCCCTGTGCTGCAGCCAGATACCAGGCCGCCGGGTCGGCAAAATCCAGACGAGGTTCTGAAATCACCTCAGCAAAGTTCTGAATAGGGTTATTGATACCAGCGTTGATGTCGGCACCTTTTACGCTGGCTGACTTAATGGTCTGGCTGGCCAGTGTTTCCAGACCCACCGGGACGAGCATAAAGGCCGGGCGAATGTTGAGGGCACGCTCACCTTCTTTCTGCTTGCGCATGTTCTGGCGGGCCTTATCAATGCTGTCAACGCTGATGGCGCCAGTTGAAAGGTTGGCATGGTCAGCATGGAAGAGCGGCTTACCATCTGACAGTGTCTCGTTACCGGTCAGCACCGCGTAGACCAGGTCGCCAATTGTGGCTTTTGCAGCGCGGCCCATCTTCATCGGAACGTCAGTCAGCTGGTTCAGGTCATCATTGATGATGGCCTGGCGGGTGATGGAGAAGATCTCACCGTAAGTGGCCAGCGCGATGGTTTCGCCCTTATCCTGCGTGGTGATGTACTTATATTCAGCCCCCTCACGCACCTGACGCAGGGACGGGAAGCCGCCCATGCCGACGCGATGCGCCGTTTTAAAGTCAGACAGCTGGCCTTTTTTGGTCCAGAGCTCGAAGGTCTCAGCCGCTTCTTCCCAGCCCTGCAGCAGTGCCTTGTTGGCGACATCGAGCAGGATATTGCCAAAATCAGAAGAGCTGTGGGTCAGCGCAAAACCAACCATCTGCATTGGGTTGTAGCTGGAGACACCGAACCCGCGCTCAGTCAGGGACATGCGGGCGTATTCGCGCAGCGTCATACCGTTATAGACGTTATCACGTTCCAGATTTTCATAGCCGGCACGCGCCATCAGCGCCTGACGGATCCCGTCGCCGACAAAGTTACCGTTCCCGGCATAGACATGGGACTGCCCCTGCGTTGTGGTGTTGGACGGCGTGGCATTTTTACCGAGCTCTGCCAGCAGAACATCTTTAGCCTGGCTGACCGAACACTCTGGATCAGCAATGCATTTAGCCTGCAGCTCCTGATGCTTGCCGCCGAACATGGCGAAGAGGTCCTGAATACCGTTCACGCGTGCCTTTTGCTCTGCAATAACCTGCGCACGGATATCTGTTTCGCTGGCACCTACAGCCGGAGCAGGCTGGGTGGCAACTGGTTGCTGTGTTTCGCGCGTAGCGGTATTACGCGGCGGGGTGACCATGTTGCGAATGCTGTTTGGCATCTTTTCAAATTCCTCAATACGTTTCGAATGGATGCAGGCCATTGCCTGCAAGGATGGTGTGACCTGGTCAGCGAAGCCCAGCTCCAGACATTCCGTGCCGGAGAGCCAGGTCTCATCCTCCAGCATTGCCGCAATTTCTTCGGGGCTTTTGCCCGTCTTCTGCGCGTAAGCCGGTATCAGCACTGACTCCACTTTGTCGAGCAGGTCGGCGTAGTCGCGCATGTCATCAGCATCTCCACCCGCAAAACCCCACGGCTTGTGAATCATCATCATGGTGTTTTCCGGCATGATCACCGGATCCCCTACCATGGCGATCACTGATGCCATAGAAGCGGCCAGGCCGTCGATATAAACGGTGATCGCCGCGCCATGGAATTTCAGGGCATTAAAAATGGCGATACCGTCAAAGACATCGCCACCCGGGGAGTTGATATGCAGTTTGATGTGAGTGACGTCGCCCAGCGCCTTAAGGTTTGCGACGAATTGCTTCGCCGTTACTCCCCAATAGCCGATCTCGTCGTAGATATAGATCTCAGCTTCGTTTTCCGAACTGGCCTGCATACGGAACCAGCTATTTTTTGCCTGGGCTTTTGGGCGATTCTTTACCCGGTTTTGTTTCCTCGACACTGGTGTCTCCTTTGTCGTTTGCCGGGTCTGTATCGAACACCAGCCCCTGTTTACGGTTTTCATCGATCTCCGCCTTACGGCGGCGTTTCACATCATCCGGATTTGCACCGCGGGCGCGCACCCATTCACTTTCAGTAGCAGCACCCCCCCTGAGCAGAATTTTCCAGGCGTTCGCCTCTTTAACCGGATCAATCCATGGCATCACAGGACCGGAGAAGACAGCACTGTAAAGCGTGGACTTGTCCACGGTGGGCGGTACCTCAATCTCACCAGAGACAATCGCCATCTTTAGCCATGCCCGGTACATCGGTCGGGTGATCGCCGCGATGAATGCGTCCTGGAGAATGAAATACCCCTCGGTTGACTCCACAAGCTCCTGACGCTGCGCGCTGTATGTCCCGTCGTAATTACGCGCGATACTGGAAAAGCTCCCGCGCGACCCGGCGGCCACAGCACGGAGCTGCCCATTGCGAAAAGTTTCGAGGTTGGGATTTGGTCGGTCCGATTTAATCATCCCGATATCTTCACCGGGACGGAGATCGTCAAACAGCATGCCGGGTTCAATGTTCAGTTCCCGGGAGTCCTGCGAGCTGTCTTCCGGATACGACTGACCATCACCTTTCTTGATGAACATGCCCAGCGCCGCAGCGATGCGGGCAGCGGTCAACTCTGCGTCCTCGTATTCCTTCAATGCCGAGAGACGCATCAGCACCCCGGCCAGCAGTGAGTTACCTCTGATTTGATGCAGGCGGCGCATGAACTTCAGGTGAAGCATGTTCTCTGCCTGAATATCCTTTGTGTCACCCTGGCGCATACCTTCTGCCGGAAGGTTTTTGTAGACCATGTATCGGGTCGGGCGGCCCCAATCGTTGAGATAAATGCCCTGGCATAACTTCTGACCTGTCTCAGTCTTCTCCATCGGTACAAAGTCGGGCTCCAGCGCCTCAATCCAGAAAGGAATTTTTGCCACAGGCGACAGCCCATTTCCGGTGCCACTGACCAGTTGCGCGAACACTTCGCCGTCACGTAACCAGGTCCGGCACATCAGGCGCTCAAGCACTGGCCGGGTAAACTGGCCGGTAACATCTGGAGAAACAGACCATTCCGCCCATTTGGCACGGATCTGCTTGGCAACGTCAGCGGCTATCTCGCCGTTTTTCATCAGGGGTTGAGGCTCAACGATGATGCCTTTCGCACCCACGACGCGCTCTTCGAGCTTATCAAGGATGCCAATCACCAGATCGTGGTTACAGTCGAGCCACCGGGCCTGCTCACGCAGTGAGCGTCCGCCAAATTGCGTCAGCTGATTCGCTGAACGGTTCTCGCGTTTTGCCCGGTGCGTTCGGGTAGGAACGACAGCCTCGTATGCCTGGATCATCAGGCGCGACTTAAGGCGCTCTGCTTTCCAGCCAGGAGAAAACACGCCTATCAGATTATCCAGGGCGCTCATCGCGGGAACCTCGCCAGTTTAAAGGGGCTGCCCCTGCCCGTTGCGGCAGCCACAGCAACAGTCTGCTTTCGCTCCCACTCCTGACGACCTTTCCGTATCTCGCTCAGGTTTTCCATGGTCATCTGCTGACCGTTAAACGTGATGGACTTGCCCTGTAGAATCGCCATTTCCGCTTCGGTATAGCGTCTGACCATGTCCTGAATATCATTGAGATTCACACCCAGCCTCCTGATGATGATGACCATGCCGATTCACGGGCTGGTTTCGTAGCCTTAGATTCTGATACTGACGGTTTTGCAACCGGCGCCGCTGCCACTGCAGGCGCGTCTGGCGATGGCTCAGCCACGAGATAACTCTCCCGGCGCGCCCACTCAGGGGCGTCAGGCCACTTAATTTTTTCGTAACCATGAAGAATGACCAGGGCATGTGCGTAAACCATAAGGTCAAACGCTTCGTTGGCCCCCTTGCCTGGCTTCGTCCATTTCCCATCAGATGATCGCTCCTCATAGGTCAGTTCGTCGTAAAACCACCCTCCCAGCCAGTCAGGAAAATGCACGTAGTTCGGCCCCGGCACATCGCGCCACAGCGCGTTGTTGATCCGGTCTTTTAGTGCGTTTGTCTGGAGAAGGTAGAGAGGGACATCACCGGCCGCCTTCGCACGCCGGGTAGATCGCCCGGTGTTATCCGGGTAGGTTTTGGTAATCAACTTCGCCCGGGTCTGGCTGTCACCCTTGAAAAGCCAGACTTTGCGCTGCAGACCGTCACGGCGACAGCGCCGCCAGAACTCATAGGCGTTGTCGGTAACACCATCTTCACCGCCGGAGTCGACGGCCATTGCAAGCAGGCTCATTCGCTTTCCCGGTTCGCCATCAAGCGCCCAGGTTTTCTCCAGCACATCGGTACGCAGAAGATCCCAGTCCTCCGGGTAGCTGGCAGGGTCGATATGATAGCTTTCGCCGTCAGGTGTGGGGCGCATCGACTGCATGATGTTGTACCGGTCAACCACCCACCGTTCGCCGTGGGCACCATAGCCAACAACCTGCACCACAAATCGCCGGTTTTTACCGCCCTGAACATCGACAGTCGCCACGAGGAAGTTAACCCCAGCAGGCACGCGCCGACGTTCTACCGGTTCGGCGCGCTGCAGCAGTTCGTCACCTTTGCGTTGCTCTATGCTGGAGCGCGGGAGATACGGCAGCCCCCAGTCGGTGTTAATAACCGTCTTCAGCGTTTCTTCACTGCCGGTCGCCTCGTACTCCTGTTCAGCGGTCAGCAGTTTGTAAACCAGCTGGGCCCATGTCTGATATGCAGCTGCCGGGCCTTCCATCCAGAACGACGCGATACGCGACCGCCGTCCGGCGCCTGTTATTGCTCCGCTGTTGTCAATCTGCTGATCCTCACGCAGCCAGACCCCTTTCATATTCAGGGCACGTTTCTGGTCGGCGGTGATCACGCCCGAGCAGGAAGGGCAATGGATACAGGCGGCTTCACTGGCCTTTACCGGATCGGTGATTTCCCGGTAACCGGTCATCGCCGTCATCTCAGGCTGGAAAAACTCACCACAATGCGGACATGGCCAGTACCAGCGGCGGCGGTCGCCGCGGTTGTACAGTGACAGAATGCCGGTTGTTGGCGGGGCTTCATGCGCAGAGCTCCGGCGCCACTTCGTATCGCGGATGTCCCGGCCTGGTGAACTCTCCACCAGCGTCATGCCGGACGACATAAACGTGGTGGTACGCTTGGAGGCCAGAGAGAATGCATCACCTTCCCCGTCGATATCCTCCGGGAAGCGGTCGTAATCTGTCAGGGCGACGCACTTGTAATCCGACGAGGACATAATATTGACCGACGGCCAGCCTATCTTGAGATAGTTACCTGCCCTGAAAGTCCTGTCGTAAACGTTGTTATCGTTCCTGCGGGGGCTCAGGCGGGTTGCCACTTCCGGACTGCACCGGAACGTGCGATCCAGTCGTTTCTTCGAGTGCTCGCGGGCCTTCTCTTCTGTCATCTGAATAATCAGCATGTCAGACGGGTCACAGACCACGTTATAAACCACCCAACCGTCAATCAGGCCGATCGTCTTCCCCGTTCGCGCCGGGCCGACAAACACCACTGCGTCATACTCGCGCGACGCCAGGCAGTTCATTGGCTCGAGTACATACGGCGCCAGGTTCGGATCCCAGGGAACTGAGTTACCGGCACCCATTGGCACGCGCATAAATTTACTGACTGCATCGGCCACCAGCATGCGGCGTGGGGCACGAAGTATTCCAGGGACATCCTTTCGGATCCCCCGGGCAGATGCCCGCTTCGCCATCAGTCCTCCTCTGGCTCTTCCTCCTCCGGTTCTGCGTCCAGCACGCGCTGCGCAATCTGGTCGCGAAGATCGTCAATTACACTCTGCACGCGGCTTACAGCTGCGGGGTTCAGCGCGCAGTCACGCTCCAGAATGTCCGGCAACGTTTCCAGCACCTGCACCACAGCTTTTGCCATGACAGAAAATTCACGGGCCACCTCATCAGCGGGGATTAACTGGCCGGTATCCTGCTCGAATTTCAGCCGCTCGTTTTCCGCTTTCCAGTGGGCGAGCCTGTCCGAGGGCGTCATATCTTCGGCGCTGGACGCGACGACGGGCGCCATCAACTCTGTGAGCACATCAGTAATGAGATAGAGCTTGAGTTTGTTGTTGCTGCCCAGCGCAGGCTCGAGTTGCTTAAGCCTGGCGGCAACGGTCTGGCGGTGAACGCCGGTGATCCCTGCCAGCTGATTGATGTTCAGCTTCAGGGTGGAGAGTTCCTGGTCCATGATGGTGAACACTTTTTGAACGATTCGACATCATTGCAAAACGGCACTGATAAAAATCATACAGTTATGCACATGATGATGATGACCCTGGATCACGAAAACTAGCCGTTTTCCGCGTGCCCGCCGCCTCGTGGCAGGCCTACCCCCAGGGAGGACCCGCAATATCGATAATGAATATCATTTACATCAAGTAAATTGAAGGTGCTAAAATGCAGAACTTCATGTTTCATTTTAACCCTTGTAGGGTATATTTTTTATTTACCCCCTGTAGGGGATATTAACTATCAAGCCCACCAGCAGATGGGCTTTGTAATGACTTCTCAGTCGATTACAATGGGCCCAAGTATGGTGATGGCAATAAAAAGCCACCAGCAGACACCAGTGGCTTTCTATATTTATTTAAAAAAATCAATATTAGTCAGCTTTCATAGGTTATAAAGATGAATCGCACATTGCTTGAGTTCGTCTCTGGATATTTTTCCAGACATATAATCATTGTGCATTGTTAACGTAAAGATTTTCCAGTCCTTGTCATAGGTGCGATGAAAAACCTCAAAATGGTCAATACTGAGTTGTAAATGCACGTCCAGCTTTTTCCAGCATCTAATGCATTCATACATCAACTTTGCGATTTCATCCAAATGAGGCTTGTCAGACGTTATTTTATAATCAATATGGTCTGGCAGATAAGATAGCCCTGAGGCATAGGAAACCAAAGAGGAAACCCACTCTGCTTTTGATGTATAAATCTGTTGCTCTTTCCACGAGTGAAGCCCCCTTCTTGCAACGAGTAAAGCCTTAAGCGTTACGACTGCTGATAGCAGACTCACTGCGGCCGCGGCAAATGTCGCCACCATGATCCAAAAAGTAAAATCCGCTGTACTCTGTGATGCAAGCATAGATTCATGAGCTATTAAATCTGCGTCCAACTGCACTTTATTTCTCCCATCATTTAAGTGAGGAGATTTTACATCTAAGTAAGTTTATCCGCACCTACAAGCAGGCAGATAATTAAAGCGTTCCTATGATGAGATGTAATGGCTAACACTTCCCGGAGTGGCCACGCTCCTGCCCTTGAGGTGCTGTAGCTCTGTGGCCGCTGATAACCGGTGCGCGTCTGGCGTTCGCGCTCCTCTACCGGAGCTTGTTTTGATCTATGACCCCTAACCCATCACTACACACGCTTGTCATTACACGACTCGGGCAGCATCATGACTGCAGCATTGCCTTTCAGCTGCTGCCTATCCGCTTTATTGGTTCATTGGGTTTCTCCTGGCAATAAAAAACCGCCCGGAGGCGGTTAGTATATCACTGGCTGACTTGGTCTTCCTGCGTCTCAGCCTCCAGAAATCCTCTAACCTGGTTTAAGCAAAGAGTCTTGAGGGGGGCTTGAAGAAATGCCGAGCGCTCTTGATTATCATTGCCTCGATCTACCCAGATGAATTTAACTCCAATATTCCATAACTCTACTCGCATGAAACCATGTGGAAAATATTCTTCCGCTGTCAAATACAGATCATTAATTGTCACTTCAGAGTCGTGCATGTTTTTACCCTCACATTGAAAGCATTAACATAACAACTATCAACATCCAGATCTTCTGGGATGCTTAGTAAAAATGGTTATTGTAAGGCCCGGTATTCATTCGCCTGGCAGATTGCCTGCCACGATTTGTTATGCGCCAGGATGTCGCGCTTCGTCTGCCTATCCAGCACATCGATATCGTGATCAGTAAGGTAGATTGGCTTTACCCAGTCACAGGCAGTATCAACCACCACCGGGACGCTTCCATGAGTCACGCAGCTCGTGATCGACATCGTCGTCAGGCATATGGTTAATAGTCTGCTGTACATTACTGGCCTCTTTCGTTGCTTCAACCCGGCGTTCTGCCACTGCGACCGTGGCCGCGGCGTTATCTACGGTTCGCTGAAGGTCTGCTTTTGCTTCAGCTTTGCTGGTGCCCCGAACATGGCCCAGGCCAAAAGCGCCGGCTATTGTAGCCATAACTGCTGCGACTAGCCCTAAGATCGTTTCAATCCCCATAGTTACCTCACTCCAACACTGATTTTGCCAGGTTGAAAAGAATGCGGCGCTTATCCAGCCCGTTGCGGCCGCCGTTGATGATCAGCGTTACGCGCTCAACATCGCCGGAATGAAGAAGGCAGCCACGGGATGCGTAGAACCATGCAGCTGATCGCGCAGCGTAGATATCCTGTTCTAGCAGTTCAGGGCGGGTCACAAGATCCAGCTTCAGAGCTAGGCCGCAGCTGCGATAGTTGCTCAGCCCGGTGATCTGCTTCAATCCACGCCCGCGGTATTTCCACCCATCTCCCGCTATCTGGTTACCCAAGTTCTTTTTGCCCCATTCATTTCCATAAACCAGATTAGCGATTGCCTTCTGATTGGCCGACTGCGTTGCCGTTCTGCCGAGGGCGGCGGCCTGCTGTGCGGTAATACGGTGTCTACCGAACGTTGGCACCAGACTTTCGGCTGCGTAGTTCAGGTTTTCGACCACCCGCGTAAACCCGCCAGATTCATGCCCCATCTGAGCGATGAACATGGCCTGATCGAGCGACGCGGTTATGCCGTACTCTTTCATTGCCGCGTCAATATGCGGAAACCAGCGCGTGGCCAGCCCGGCGCTGATACCAGCCGCCTTCTGAAATTGTGATTGGTTCATTAGTGCCTCAGATGATCAACCAGACGCGCAACGTTGCCCCTGACGGCCACCAGCACGGAAAGGAAAAGGACGTTGGCCCCAATTGTGGCCCACGATGAATGAGGATAAATGCCACAAAGGTAGGCCAGTGGCACAGCGCTGTACGTGACAGTAATCAGCCATGCCAGGCGGGAAATCCACGGGCGATGCCGTGAATCACCCCGGCGGTAAAACATCAGAGTCAGCACTACACCGGCGCAGATTAACGCGTTGATAGTTGCTGTCGGGTCATTTAGAACCACCTGAACCTCCCCGGCGCGTTATCAGCGCCACCAGCGAGCCGACATCCTGGTTGTTCAGGAACGTCAGGATTTTGACGGCTAATGCAGAAACAATAACGGCACCAATGGCGTCCAAGGGTTTATCGCTGTAGCCCGTCCAATTAGCCAGCTTCGAGCCAACCAGCCCGGAGCAGAGAATGCCGGCGATATAGGACACGATAAAATATGCCAACCGGCGGGGCGCCCCCAGATCTGCAGCTGTAGCGATGTAAAATACAGCACCAGCGAATGCACCGAAAACCACCCCATAATCAGTTCCGGTTAGCAGCCCATAGACGCTGGCGCCTGTAAGGGCACCACCAGCTAACCCAGTGCCGGAAATCGGATCGGACATTTAGCCCCCTCTTATGCTATGAGTCCTCTCAGAACGAGGGGAAACAAAAAAGGCCGCCCGTAGGCAGCCTCTAAAATGATAAAACCCCGCCGTAGCGAGGTTTAGGAATCGTTTTAAGTCCGTGGCGTAGAAACCACTCTTAACACGATAGTATGTTTTTTGCGGACCGCGATAATGTTTTTTTCTATAAAAACAGGTATTTTATGGAAAAAAATAGCCATAGAGAGTTAATGGTGAATAAAACCACATCCTTCCAGATCTTCTATGATGCAGAAGATAACGAATTATCACATCATAAAATCGACGCTAAGACTTTAAGTATTTCAATAGGTTCTATGGCAGATTTGATTGCTGCTGCTGATAAACGGCTTAATGATGGACAACAAACTGTAAAGCTAATGGTGACCAATCCAGCAGAAGCTGGTTCACTTGGTGTGTCCTATACGATGATGGAACTTGTCCCTCATGCCATCAACGTTGCGAAAGTAATTGGGTTAACTGGTTTGGCTGGAGCCGCAATTGGCGCTCCAGCTTTGTCATTAATTCGACAGTTAGGAAGTAAGAAGGTCATTTCGATTACAAAGCGAGTAGGTACAGATCAATCAATTCTCGAACTTGAAGGCGAGGAAATTGTTTGTCACGATTCTGTCGCCAAGTTAGTTACAGACCCTGAAATCAGGGATGCTCTTGTAAATGTGGTTCGTGCTCCGTTGGATGGTAAATCTGGTGCAGTTTTCAAAGTGATCAACGAAGATGGTGAAGAGGTGGTGCGCCTTGAAGGTGAGGAAACTGAGGAAGTTAAACCTTTGCCTAGAGGTACGTTGCTTGAAAAACAAGAAACAGTTGAAGAAGTGAATGTAAGATTCGTTCAAATTAACTTTGAAGGAACAAAAGGTTGGAGGATTGACTACCTGGGTGAAGAGCATGCGGTTTCGTTCGAGGATCAGGTTTTCATACATCAAGTTCAAAACGGCATCGTTAGCTTTACTAAAGAAGATTTGTTCGTTGTAGAACTCAAAACAACAAAAACTTTCACTGCACGTAACGCAACAACCAAGTATGCTATAACCAAAGTTAAGCGAAAGCGCCCTGCTGAGGCCTGATATTGTGGCATCGAATTTGTTAATAGCACAACTGATCTTATGGATAGGAGTGATAATGATCATTCCTACCTTTAGTCGTTTCTGCTATTCAGCATCTGCTTTGCTTTGGCGTAGACTGTTCCCAACCAGAATCTTTGAGTTTCGCTATCATGATAAAGATACAGGTGCCACCAGAACGCTTACAGTTAAGGTTCCGCGAAAAAAAGGAAAGATGCTAGCCAGCCTTATTGATGAAGCAATAGCGGAGAATTCTAAACAAAAATGAGTTCTCAAAACAAAGCATTAAGCACTGGTAAGGCTACTCTTTCAACAGGAGGCTGGGGCGCAATACTTAGTATTTTAGTTGGTGCTATCTTCACCGATCCTAATAGCGCTTGGAGAACGGTTGCTTATGCTTTAGTGCCAGGTATTGCTGCAATTCTCACTTATGTGATGAATTGGTTCATTTCGAGACATGGTCTTGAGTCACCAGAAGATGCAGCAAAAAGAGCAAAGTGTAAACGTGATCTTGCAGAGATTAATAAGCAATTGAATTCAGGACATTTAACGCCGGAAATTGAAGCGAAGTTAATGCAGGCAAAAGCAAGAACTATTGAATTATTGGTTTCTATAGGTAGCAATTCTATACTTTCTGCCTCAACCAGCCCCAACCAGAGCGGTGATACTGTCGGCCCCTAGAGTTGACCGACAGTATCAAGCTGTTTTAATCGTCCATTTCAAGTCTAACATCAAGCATTGATAGGCAACCCTCGATAAAACCCTCGGCCATCTGAATCTCGATACGGACAAGCTTCTCATCTTTCTTCCGCGCCTTAGCTATGCTCCGCTTGGATATGCCGTATAAATAATGAGCAACCAGCAGCGAATGCTCATAAGGCTTTTTCTTCTGCAAACGAGCCAGGCAGCCCTCAATGACCAGGGCGTCATCGTCAGAACAAGACAGGCGGGTTTTACTGGTTTGGGGAAGCAGTCCTTTGAATCCAGCTGCGATTGGTGAATAATCCACGCCAGAGCTGTCACTTGCAGCCCACCCACCCCAACGTTCTAAAACCATCTTAATGTCACGCATGTTATCTCCACTGTTCATGCTAATACGCCGATTGCAAGCGCACGATCTAAAAACCGAAACAGCAGCGTTAACTGGTCGCCGTATTTCGCTTCAAATGCCACAGGGCCAGCGTGCAACTCGTCGTGATGCTCTCTGCACAGAGGTATCACAAACAGGTCATGCGCCTTTGTACCCATTCCACCCTGCCCGTGGCCTATCAGGTGGTGGGGGTCGTCTGCCGGTTTAGAACAGCAGACACACGGCTGAGTTTTCACCCAACGCGTATACTTCTCGTTTTCCCAGCGGCGGCGCTTGGGTTTCAGCATGAAGGATTCCGGGGTATCTGGATCAACCTTCATCGCCACTATCTTTTTTGCTTTCTCCTGCAGCAGCTCTACCGCGGGTAACGATGGAGTAATGTCACTTTCGCGCATTACTGATTGCATGGGTTCTGGCTGTAGCCTCAGTGAATCGCCACGGGTTTAACAGACACCTCGGAGTCATTTAAAATGACTTAAAGAGAGGTGCCCATGAGCGGTAAACGTTATCCCGAAGAGTTTAAAATTGAAGCAGTCAAACAGGTTATTGATCGCGGTCATTCTGTTTCCAGCGTTGCAACACGTCTCGATATCACCACCCACAGCCTTTACGCCTGGATAAAGAAGTACGGTCCGGACTCATCCACTAATAAAGAACAGTCAGATGCTCAGGCCGAGATCCGCCGACTCCAGAAGGAGTTGAAGCGGGTTACTGACGAACGGGACATATTAAAAAAAGCCGCGGCGTACTTCGCAAAGCTGTCCGACTGAGGTACGCCTTTATTCGTGACAACTCCCGTTGCTGGCCTGTTCGTCTGCTCTGCAGGGTACTGGATGTTCATCCCAGTGGCTTTTACGCCTGGTTTAAGCAACCGTATTCTCAGCGCCACCAGGTAGATCTGAGACTGACGGGAAAGATCAAACAGTTCTGGCTGGAGTCCGGTTGCGTTTATGGTTATCGCAAGATCCATCTGGACTTGCGGGATAGCGGGCAACAGTGCGGAGTGAACAGAGTCTGGCGACTGATGAATCGTGCCGGGATAAAGGCTCAGGTCGGGTACCGTAGCCCGCGGGCACGCAAAGGCGAGGCCAGTATCGTATCGCCCAACAGGCTCCAGCGACAGTTCAATCCGGATGCTCCGGATAAGCGTTGGGTAACGGACATAACCTACGTCAGGACCCACGAAGGCTGGCTGTATCTTGCCGTGGTTGTTGATCTGTTCTCACGCAAAATTATCGGCTGGTCAATGCAATCACGGATGACAAAGGACATTGTCCTGAACGCACTGCTGATGGCTGTATGGCGGCGTAATCCCCAAAAACAGGTGCTGGTTCACTCGGACCAGGGCAGTCAGTACACAAGCCATGAGTGGCAGTCGTTCCTGAAAGCACACGGCCTGGAGGGGAGCATGAGCCGTCGCGGTAACTGTCACGATAATGCGGTTGCAGAAAGCTTTTTCCAGTTGCTGAAACGCGAACGGATAAAGAAAAAGATCTACGGAACGCGGGAAGAAGCCCGCAGCGATATTTTTGATTACATCGAAATGTTTTATAACAGTAAGCGTCGGCATGGTTCGAGCAATCAGATGTCACCGACAGAATATGAAAAGCAGTATTATCAACGGCTCGGAAGTGTCTAGATTATCCGTGGCGATTCACCAGTAATATGTCCCCACCATGGAATTGCAAGATAGCGTTCTGATGGATGTACGAATTTTTTGGTAAAGATTCGATAAAACTGACTGGCTATTCTTGAATGGAAACCTCGCTTTGTATCCGTGTACCAGAGCTCACCTTCGCAGTTCCAGCCTTTGAGTTCGAGGTAGCGATGGTCATCGAACCGATATACCACCTGCGTCGGTGGCTCCTTCGCCATACAATTAGCAGCCAGTGCAACAGCGGCCACTGCGAGAACGGCACATAATCCTTTCATTATTTATCGCCCCGCATCCATATCACAGCGCATCCGATCCCAGCCGGCGTAATCTTTCACTTCAGGGGCTTTATCGGGTAAATCTTGCCAGTTCGTCTTAAATTGCTGAGTGCTGTTCTCCAGCGCTTGCTTAGTCATGTAGATCATGCCCCAGGCCCATCCAGGGGATCGGGGTTCCAGTTTTCCATTTACTATGTTTCCCATACCGTCATCCACAGAGAATTTAATCCCAGGCCCACCGGGCATGATGCGTGGGTCTTCAAACGGCTTTGACGAAATATACAGCCGGTGTCTGGTCTGCAAAAAACCCTGATCGTTGACGACGGTAAACGACACCGCGTCTTCGGCTGGTGCTCTGTTATCCCCATTAGGTTCATTATGACCGGGAGCAAAGCCAACAGCCCTCCATGTTTCGCCATAATCTTTCGAAACAAGGAATCCATCCACCTCCCAGTTGGTAATAGCTATATATTTCTCTGACGGATGGATGAATTTACGGGTAAATATTCGATAAAACTGGCTGGCTGGTTGGGTGTGAATACCTCGTTTTATATCCGTGTACCAGAGTTCACCTTCGCAGTCCCAGCCTTTAAGCTCCAGGTAGTGAAGTGGTTTACTGAATTTGGCCACCTGAACAGAGGTGATATGCTCACCTCAGAACAACACAGGTGCCATAATGAAAAAAAGAAATTTCAGCGCAGAG